ATATCTTTTTTGTCATCTTTTGACAAGTGTAGCCACTTACTGTTATGCCATATTTCTGTTATTGCCATTTGGACTCTCTTTCTCCAGCAATCAGCTGGTTTAATCACACTTGATTGTGCAATTAAAGCAGACGACTGCGTTCACCCCACGGAATCCCAGCGTACTCCGCGGGATGAACTTTGCCTCGCTAACAACTCGTTAGACTAGGATTTATTTATGGTCTTCAACCTGTTGAGGCTTGAATACGACTGTACCGTCAGGCATTACATAGTATTTTGTCATTGTTAACCACCACCTTCCAGGTTAAAGGTTATTATTGTAGCACACGTCCAGAACCCTCTAGGACTCAGAGGATTCGAGGCGTGTGCCCCAATTAAGGGACACAGACGAGAGGCTTACCGGACACCACAGAAGTATCCAGGAAGAACCGCCCCGGAACGATTAGGAGCGCCCAGGAGTTCCACAGGAGAACCCGCAGCTTCTGCAGAACGCAGAGCAGCAAGAACCCCAGCAGAGTCCGCGGCAGAAGCAAAGCCAGCACGGTTGCAACGAAAGCGAACCCCACCGACAAAACACACCACAGCCACCGGAGCACCAGCAGCAGAGCGAACCACAGACACACCGGAAACCCGACCGGAAGCAACAGGCCGAAGCCCAGAAGCAAGAACCGAACGACCGAACACGGTGTACGAAGCCGGAACACCGCCAGAAGCAGAACCCAACAACGAACCCAAAGAAACCGGAGCAGGCGCAGACGCAACCGGAGCCGGAGCAGAAACAAAAGAAAGAAAAGGCATGGGGCAAAACCCTCCAAAGCAGACCACGCGCAGCCCAAGCGCAGAAACGGCAGCGGCACAACGCCACAAACGAGCGGGAAAGGGGGGACCCCCGGAACGAACCCGGGGTACCCGAAAACCCACACACATCTTTTTACACACAAGCAAAGAGTACCTATAAAACAATAAGGTATAGATCCCCTATAGAATACCGGAAATGGAGTTGAAGATGAATCTTTTTGAGTTAGGAGAATTTAAAAGTCACTCTGGAAAAATCCTTCCTTGGAAAATAGAATGTGATGCCTTGAGTGAATCTGATTGGGAATGCCTTGCGGCTATGATAATAAGCTTAGAAAAAAGACCCTTTTGTAGAGTAGAAGGAATTCCAAGAGGGGGAATTCCACTAGAAAGAGCCCTAAGTAAATATTCTACAGGAAACCCTAAAGATCGTATTATCATCTGTGATGACATTTGGACTACCGGGGGTAGCTTTAATCAATGGATAAAAAATTATTATCCTGGAGAATCCTGGACAAATAACCCCCCGATTAAATGGGTTGTATTTGCCAGAAGAATGACAACTGACGGAACAAGGGCCCTGTTTACTATGGGAGACCCTAAATAATGGATAAGAGACAAAAATTAAAATTACTAAGAGAAAAAGCCCGTAGAGATAAATTAAAAAGTCAGGAAGAAAACTTTGAATTATTCGCTAAGGATGAAATCAAAATTATTACTAAAGACCCCTCTAAAGGTTTTGTGCCTTTTGAATTCAATAACTCTCAGAAAATTATTAATAGCGCATTGGAAAAGCAAAAAGCAAAAACGGGGAAGGTAAGAGCAGTTATCCTTAAAGCAAGACAACAAGGAATATCAACTTATTGTTCTGCCCGAGTTTTCTGGAAAACCTTTTTTGTGCCTAACACACGTTCAGTAGTTATGGCTCATGACAGTGCTACCTCAGACGCTTTGTTTGATATGTCTAAGAATATTATTGATAGGATGGGAGAATCTAAGCCGGAGACATTTAGATCCAATGCCAAAGAAATTAAGTTTGCTCACAATAATTCAGGTTATCGCCTGTACACAGCCGGGGCCAAAGAAGCCGGAAGGGGCACGACACCCACTATTGCCCACCTCTCGGAAATTGCGTTCTGGAACTTCGACAAAGAAATCCTTGCAGGGTTATTCCAAGGAATATCTCAAGCAGACGGTACTGAAGTAATACTAGAGTCTACAGCTAATGGTGCTAGTGGAGAGTTCTTCAGATTATTTAAGGATGCTGAAGAAGGTAATAATGAATATATCCCTATCTTTATTCCATGGTTTGCTACAGAAGAATATTCAAGGGAAATACCTAAAGGATTTGAATTAACCGTTGATGAAGAAGATTATCAAGAAAAATATAAATTAACAAATGAACAACTTTACTGGAGGCGGCTTAAAATAGCTGAAAGTGGAGAAGATAAATTTAAACAAGAGTACCCTGCATCGGCAGAGGAAGCATTTCTAGTAACAGGCTCTAGCGTATTCAATCAAGAACAAGTAGGGAAGCTTATTCCAGTATCTCCTGATTCCGTACGGCAATACGATGATACCACAGGATTCTTTGAAGATGTACGTAAAGGTCCCTTAGAAATCTGGCAGATTCCTAAGTTTGATAGTGCTTTTATAATAGGGGCTGATGTATCCTTAGGGGTAGGTCAAGATTATAGCGCAGCAGTAGTACTCGATATAGAAGGGAATATTTGTGCAATCTATAGAGACAACACAATCGATCCATCTAATTACGGGGATCTTTTATTCTATTTGGGCAGGTACTATAATAATGCCCTTATGGCAGTGGAAAGCAACTCTATGGGAATTGCTACTATTACTCGATTACAACAAATGGGATATGTCAATCTTTACTATCAAACCAAAAGAGTAACTACTATGACAGATGAAACAGGTTTAAAGCCTGGGTTTAGAATGACTACAGGCACTAAGCCTATGGTTATAGGTTACCTTAAGCGTGCTATAGACGAAGACGATATATGGATCCCATCTAAGGCTCTTATAGATGAGCTTAAAGTTTATGTGTCTAACGATAATGGTCAGACAGGAGCATTACCAGGACATCACGACGACTTAATAATGTCTTTAGGAATTGCCTGGGAAGTGAGAAGAACTCATGCAGATAAATTAACTAATAACAGAGTAAGTTGGCGGGAAAGAGGATTTATTCCTAAGACAGAAGAGGTATGGTTATGACAGATATTAAAAAGAAATTAGAAGCTGCAAGAATAAAACTATCTAATTATCCCGGGGGAGAAAATTTAGATATGATTGATTCTTCTGAAAAAGCCAGAGAATATCAATTAAAGTCAGCAGAATCACGGGTTAAAAATAATCAGGCCAGAGCAGCCGCTGAAGATATTCTTAAAGAATTTAAAAAGCGAGGAGAAGAGATGGAAGCCCTTGGGCTTAAAGGTTTAGAAGTAATGAAGTTAATTATGGGAGATGCCATTGTTAAGGGAGATACTAGAACTGCTGCTGCACTTGCTGCGCAAGTTGCTGAGTATGAAACCCCAAAGCTTACTCGACAAGAAGTACACGCTACTCATCAAGATATAACTGAGCTTAGTGATACAGAACTAGAAGAATTAATTGAACTAGAAGCAAATCAAACGGAGAAAGGAATTCATTAATGGGTCAAATTTGGGTAGCACCTAAGGGTGTTAAGCGTAAGAACGGTAAAGTATGGGATCCTACTAAAAAGGCCTCAGAACAACGATACGAAACAGATAGGGCTAGAGATATGAGACCTGATAAAGAAATACAAGAATCAGAATCAAAAAGAAAAATAATAGAAAGATTCGAATAGGGTTCGTCTGCGATGAATTTCTCTCCTTTCGCATCGCAAGGGGCTCCCGGTGTCCCCGAGGCGGTATCACCGGGATGAATTCAAAAGGAAGGCCATAGATGAAAGACGATGAGAAAGTAAAAGAAGACTTTAAAAATGAAGATAAAGCAGCCTTAAGGCGTCAGCTTGCACAGCTAAGAATGGCAAGGTACACTTTAATGTCTATGGGTGTTTTTACTGCAGCAATGTTTTTTGTGCCTGTAGAAAGAGTAAATGCTTTATCGGATATTTCAAACTTATTTTATTTATCAGGCGCAGGAATAGTAGGTGCCTACATGGGATTTAACTCAAAGAGGTTTTAATATGATGAGATATCTAAAAAGAATTTATTGCGCTATATTAAATAAAAAGTGTAATGAAGAATGTAATTGTTTAGAAGCATAGGAGGAATATTATGCCAAAAGTCGGAATGAAAAAATACCCATACACTAAAAAAGGTATGGCTCAAGCTAAAATGGCTGCTAAAAAAATGGGAAAGCCTATGACTAAAAAGAAACCAAAAGGTAAAATGTAATAATGTTAACTTCAAAAAAGAAGGCAGCAATTAAAGGTGTAGTCAAAGGCCTTAAAAAGGCTTCTAAATCACATGCTACCCAAGCTAAAAAGCTTAAAAAAGTTTTAAATTCTTCTAATAAAAAAGGGAAGTAATGTTAGAAAAAATTAAAAATACTTGGAATGATACCTATGGTGAGGGGACTAAGTTTGACCTTGACTATGGTAAATTACTTATTATAGGGCTGTGTATTTATATTGCCTTTATTAAAGACTAGGGTGCCCTGAGTGGCCCAATAGAAGGATCGAAACATGAGTATGAGTGGTTATAAAGAAGCCGTCAGTGACGAGCAGACTATTGCGCTTATCGAACAAGGTATTGCTAATTCCGCAGGAGACTGGTTAAACTCTTCCGATATGGCAGAGGAAAGACAAAAGTCTACTTACGAGTATGCAGGCCTTGCTAGGCACCATTTAACCCCTAACGGTGTTTCTTCTATTGTCGCCACAGACACCACAGAAACAGTTGAAGCTTATCTAGCTATTATCTCAGAGCTTATGTTTAATAATAATAAGCTAGCTAGGTTTGTGCCTTATTCCGGAAAACCTTCGGATATTAAAGCAGCACAAGAAGCTTCCGATCTTACTAACTATTGTATCTTTAAGAAAAATAAAGGATGGGAACTTTTAAATACTTGGGTTAAAAGTTCTTTACTCTGGAAGAATGCAATAATTCGTTGGGATTATATTGAGGATCAACATTATGAGTTCGAAGAATTCGATACCATAACTGAAGAAGCCTTAGATTTAAAACTAGCAGACCCTGAGATTGAGCTAGTAGGAGAGTTGGAAGGAGACGTCTTAGGGAACTATACCGATGTAAGACTTAAGCGTACTATTAATAACTCAAGAGTTAAAATAGAAAACGTTCCTCCAGAAAATTTTAGAATAACTAGAGATGCTACTACTATAGAAGAAGCTTCTTTTGTAGGCATTCAAGTACAAATGACACGTTCAGAGATTCGTAAAGAATGGCCTGAAATCTCTGAAAAGATAGATAACTGGGATACACTAGCAGGTTATACTAGTGGTAGTAGGGCAGCCTATGATATAGAACCTGCAGTTCGAAAAGAAGTAGTAGGTATGACTTACTATGATGGAGAAGATGTAGGGCTTGAAGCTAATGCCCCAGTAGACGTTATAGAATCCTGGGTAAAAGTAGACCGTGATGGTGATGGTGTAGCAGAACTTAAACACTTTATTACTGCAGGCACTACTATATTATTTGAAGAAGATGCTAATAGTATTCCTCTTTGTTCTATTTGTCCTTTTGAAGTACCGTATGAATTTTATGGTCTTTCAGTAGCAGATATGACAAGAAGTTCTACTCTTGCTGCTACAGCTATATTAAGAGGTTTTGTTGAAAATACTTACCTTACTAACTACAGCCCTAAGTTAGCTGATCCTAACGTAGTAGACTTTAGCGCACTACAAAATATGAAGCCTAAAGATCTTATACCTACTAACGGTAATCCTACAGCTGCTGTGTCTGCTCTACCACCTGAACAAATTTCTACTGGTACTGTACCTATACTAGAATACTTACAAACCCATAAAGAACAAGCTACAGGCATGTCTAAAGCTGCTCAAGGGTTACAAGATGAGCTTTACGTGTCAGGTAACTCTGAAGTTAAGTTAGCTCAAGTAATGAACGCTTCTCAAAAGCGAGTACAACACATAGTAAGGCGTTTTGCTGAAACAGGGTTTAAACGTCTTTGTGAAGGTGTATACAGTACTATGAAACACCATATGCAAAAAGCTACTATGCAAGATAATAAATATGGAATTTTTGAAGTAGACATTAAAAACCTCCCATCTTCTATGGAAGTAGAGGTAGATGTAGATCTAGGAGAAAATTCTAACGCTAATATGAGAGATAAACTTGTATTAGTTGCTAAAGATTTTATTCCAATGTTAAAAGAAGCGGGTGCTGGCAGTATGATGAAGCCTGATGCTATGGCTACTATTGCTACTCAACTATTAACTTC